GCGTTCGTTCCGAATAATATTGCTGAACAGTTCTTTGCTTCTGTTTATCCTACTATCTCATCTGGTAAAAATACCAAGGTTATAATCATATCCACACCTCACGGTATGAATATGTACTATAAGATATGGCACGATGCTGAAAGAAAGAAGAATGAATATATAACAACTGACGTACATTGGTCACAAGTTCCTGGTAGGGATGCTGATTGGAAAGAGCAAACTATTGCTAACACATCAGAAGCACAGTTCAGAGTTGAGTTTGAATGTGAGTTCCTAGGATCTGTTGACACTTTAATATCTGCAAGCAAATTGAGGTTAATGGTTTATGAAGATCCCATCGTTACTCAGAATGGACTTGATGTATATGAAGATCCTCAGAAAGAACATCAATATACTATTACTGTTGATGTTGCTAGAGGGATTGACGGTGATTATTCTGCTTTCACGGTTTTTGATACATCCACAGTTCCATATAAATTAGTTGCCAAGTATAGAAACAATCAAATTAAACCCCTATTGTTTCCTGATATTATTCATAAAGTTGCTAAGTCATATAATCACGCATACGTATTGATAGAAGTAAATGATGTAGGGGCACAGGTTGCAGACATACTTCAGTATGATCTTGAATATGATAATCTTTTAATGGCAGCAATGAGAGGTAGAGCAGGACAAGTTGTAGGACAAGGTTTCTCTGGAAGCAAAGTTCAACTTGGTGTTAAGATGAGTTCAGCAGTTAAAAAACTAGGTTGTTCTAACCTCAAAGGATTATTAGAAGATGATAAGATACTAATACAAGACTATGATATTATATCTGAACTAACTACGTTTATACAAAAAGGTCAATCTTGGCAAGCGGAAGAAGGATGTCACGATGACCTTGCTATGTGTTTGGTTTTATTTTCTTGGTTATGTGTACAAGATTACTTTAAAGAGTGTCACGATAATGACATTCGTTTAAAAATGTATGAAGAACAACGAGAAGCAATAGAGGCAGATATGGCTCCGTTTGGGTTTATTCAGGATGGTATGGATGACAATTCATTTGTGGATGATGACGGTGAACGATGGTTTACAGACGAGTATGGAGACCGTGCTTATATGTGGGAGTATCGTTGAAAGAAGGGGAATCATAAATAATTTCTAGAGAATATTTGAATTTTTTTTCAGGAGAATAAGCAATGGCATCTACCCAACTTTCACCAGGGGTCGTTGTACTTGAGAAGGATCTAACAACGGTTGCGAATGCGACCATTGATAATGTAGCAAGTGTTGTTGGTTCTTTTGAAAAAGGTCCCGTAAACAAGATTGTTGATATCACTTCTGAAAAGGAGCTTTTATCAGTCTTCGGTAGACCTAACGATTACAACTACGAATACTGGTACACAGCAGCTCAGTTCTTACTGTATGGCGGTACATTGAAAGTGGTACGTGGTAACTCAACTGCATTGAAGAATGCTATTGACACAGCACAATTTACACAAACAACTTTCAGTGGATCTGATACAACCCTAACAGTAACTGCATCAACCGACATAGCAGCACAAGATTTTATCTTGATAGACGCTGAAATTATGAAGGTCACTGCTGTAGTCGGTAACGACCTTACTGTTGATAGAGGACAGTTATCAACTGCTGCTACAAGTCACGCAGCTGGTTCACAAGTAACATTAATTGAAGACGCAGGAACATCCACTACTATGAATCAAGGTGGAACCCTTGCTGCTGGTGGTACTTCATTAACAGTTACAGACGCATCAACACTAGGTGTTGGTACAAACGATTATATCAAGATCGCTGACGAAATATTACGAGTAAGTAATGTTGTTGGTAACGTATTGACAGTTAGCAGAGGAGAGTTGAGTACAACTGGATCTGCACAAACTGACTCACAGACCGTTACTAAATTAATCGTTACTGCTGGTAAGACAACAATTAACGAAGCAACATCAACTGGTGTTACTGTTCCAATCATTAGAAACGTTGAGCAGTATGAAGCATCTGTTGAGTCTGCATCTAACAACTGGAAGTGGGGTGCAAGAACACCTGGTCTTTACGGTAACTCAATAAGAGTCGTAATGACTGACGCTGGTCCTGACCAGATCCTTTCATTAGCACAACCAACATCTGCTGAGTGGGAGTTTAGTACTACCACAGATATTTCTTACAGTGCTGCAAATGCCTCTGCTAAGATTTTTAGTTATACAATCGTTGCGACTCTAGATTCATCATCTATAGCTGGGGACTTTGCTAAAGATGAAGTTTGGAGAGCAGAAACTGATGCTGGTGTAGCAATCGCTGTACAGGGAACTGTTAAAGCATACGACCCTATTACAAGAAAGATTGAACTTTCAATCAACTACTCTTTATCTTCTGATGTATTAGAAGTTGGAGATACAATTTGTGTTTGGACAACTGCTAGTGGTGGAACTAAGACAGGAGACAAAGCAAAGATTGAATCTGTTGAAAGACAACTATCAGTTGTAACTGGTGCATCTAGCGTTCACTTCGCTGCAAACTACACACTTGCAGATGACAATGGTAGCATTTCTATTGCTTCAGTTCGTTCTGCATACGATGATCTATACTTCGGTGGTAATCAGAAATGGTCAAACATCGCAGCAAGACCTACAACTTCTCCGTGGGTTTCAGATCGTGGTGGTGACAACGACCAAATGCACATACTTGTATTAGATGGAGATGGAAAACTAACTGGATCACCAGGTTCAGTTCTAGAGAAGTTCCTCTTCGTATCTAAAGCATCTGATGCTAAAGGTGTACAAGGAGAAACAATATACTATAGAGATGTAATAAAATCTAGATCTCAATACATTTACTGGGGAGCACACGAAACAGGATCCATTATGGATGTTGATGGTAGTGCTACTGGTGATATTGGTGGATCAGGTATTAGCAGATCATTTGATTTACTAAAACAGTCTGCTGCTATTAAAACTAATGAGACATCATTAGGTCGTGAAATTATTGGAACTACTGATAGTTCTACTGTTAAGTACACACTACAAGGTGGTACTGACGGATATACACTTTCACGTTCAGAGATACTTGCAGGATTTGATCTTGTTGCTGACAAAGAAACTATTGAAGTTGACTACATCCTAATGGGTCCTTCAATGGCAGATACAAGTGACACTGTTGCTAAAGCACAGAAGATCATTGATATCGCTGCAACTCGTAAAGATTGTATCGCATTTGTATCACCTCCAAGAGGAGATATAATCGGTGTATCAGAAACATCAGTTATAGTTAACAAGACTATTGATTTCTACAATCAGTTATCTTCAACTTCATATGCTGTATTTGATAACAACTACAAGTACATTTACGATAAATACAACGACAAGTATCGCTACATTCCTTGTAACGCTGATACTGCTGGTTTGACATTAAGTACAACACTTAATTCAGAAGCGTGGTTCTCTCCTGCTGGATTCAACAGAGGACAACTACGTAACGCAATCAAACTTGCATACTCACCACTTAAGGATCACAGAGATAGATTGTATGCTGCACGTGTCAACCCAATAGTAGCATTTCCTGGTCAAGGAATTGTATTATTCGGTGACAAGACAGGTCTTTCATATCAATCTGCATTCGACAGAATCAACGTTCGTCGCTTGTTCTTAGTATTAGAAGATGCAATCTCTGATGCAGCAAAGACACAACTCTTTGAATTAAATGACGAGTTCACTCGTGCTTCATTCAAGAACATTGTCGAACCATTCCTACGTAGTGTTCAATCACGAAGAGGAATTATTGACTTCCTAGTTGTTTGTGACACATCAAACAACCCATCCGAAGCGATTGATCGTGGCGAATTCTTTGCCGAGATCTTCGTTAAACCAACAAGGTCGATAAACTACATTACACTAACCTTCACTGCAACTAGAACAGGTTCTAGTTTCTCTGAAGTAACTAATTGATCTCAAGAGAAATCCTTTAAGGAGTAACTAACAAATGGCAGAAGCACAACCAGGACAGGTAGAACAGAGTTCAGTAAGAGCTCCGATATTTACCTTCCGTGATCAAGTAAGAGACTTTGCACGTCCCAATCTGTTCCAAGTAGAGATCTATGCACCTCCTGTTCTACAGGATAGTGTAGGTCCTCAATCAGGAGCAGTGGCGGGTAGTGTTGCAGAAGTATCTGAAAACACATCAGGAGCATCACAACTTAACGCATCGGAAGCATCAGCATTCGGTACATTCCTTGTAAAAGCAGCAAACATTCCTTCATCTGTTGTCGGAGTTGTTGAAGTGCCTTACAGAGGAAGACAACTAAAACTTGCTGGTGATCGTCAATTTGAACCTTGGACAATAACTGTTCTTAACGATCAGTCATTCAAGTTCAGATCATTCTTTGAATCTTGGTCAACAAACATCCAAGCATTACAACAGAACTTCCAGAACGCTAACACAATGGCTGAATACCAAGCAATGGCTAAGGTCAGACAGATGGATAGAAAGGGTAAGATTATTCGTACATACAAGTTCGAGGGTATCTGGCCATCTAACATCAGTTCCATTGGTTTAGATTGGGGAACAACTGACACTCCAGAAGAGTACACAGTTGAATTCCAAGTACAGTACTGGACTTACGACAACGACGTTAACACTGGAAACGCTGGATAAGCGGTTTTAAAACTCGTATAAATAATAAGATAAACAATAGAAAGTAAGAATGTCCCAACTCTTTGGTTATTCTCTTGAACGTGCTAAGAAGGATCGAAATAAAGGTCCTTCTTTTGTGCGTCCAGAGTCAGATGACGCAGCGACACCAGTTGCGGGTGGTGGTTATTTTGGAACCGCCATCGATCTTGATGGAACATTTAAGGACGAAAATGATTTAATTCGTCGTTATAGATCTATGTCTATCCACCCTGAGTGTGATAGAGCAATCGATGATGTTGTTAACGAAGCGATTGCAGGAGAAATAGATGATGTACCAGTTGAAGTAGAACTGTCTAATTTAAAAGTCGGTTCAGGAGTTAAGAAACAAATTCGTGAAGAATTTAATAACGTACTACGACTTCTAAAATTTGACACACGTGCGTACGATATTTTTAGAAGATGGTACATTGATGGTAAAATTTATTATCATAAGATGATCGACCCTGCTAATCCTAGGGCTGGCATCACAGAATTAAGATACATCGATCCACGTAAGATACGCAAAGTCGTGGAGATGGAGAGGAAAAAAGACAGAAACAGCATAGACCCTCGCACAATGGAAGCTCAGATAGCTCCAAAAACTGCTGAATATTATGTGTACAATCCAAAAGGTATGCGTGCTGGTATGGAAACCAGTGGTATAAAGATTGCACCTGATGCTATCGCTTTCAGTCACAGTGGTTTGAAGGATATGAATAAGAATGTGATTATGTCACATCTTCATAAAGCAATCAAAGCACTTAACCAGTTAAGGATGATTGAAGATAGTTTGGTTATCTATAGACTATCAAGAGCACCAGAAAGAAGAATATTTTATATTGATGTAGGTAATTTACCAAAACAGAAAGCGGAACAATACCTCCGAGAGGTAATGAGTCGCTATCGAAACAAGTTAGTTTACAACGCAGACACAGGAGAAATTAGAGATGACAGAAAATTTATGTCAATGCTCGAAGACTTCTGGCTCCCACGTAGAGAAGGAGGACGAGGTACTGAAATCACTACGTTGCCAGGTGGACAAAATCTTGGAGAACTTGAGGATGTCAAATACTTCCAAAAGAAACTTTACCGTGCATTAAATGTACCAGAGTCTCGTCTTGAATCAGAATCACAGTTCAACTTAGGTCGTGCTGCTGAGATTACAAGAGATGAGATTAAGTTTCAGAAGTTTGTCACTAGACTCCGTAAGAAGTTTAGTGAGTTGCTTGATGACTTACTCAAAACACAACTTGTTCTGAAAGGTATTATCTCCATTGAAGAATGGGATGATATGTCAGAGCACATTCAATATGATTATATCGCTGATAATTACTTCAGTGAATTAAAAGAGAAAGAGATGCTCACAGAACGTCTCAATCTTATGACCCAAATGGATCCGTTTGCTGGTAGGTACTTCTCTCTAGAGTACATACGTCGTCAAATCTTGCGTCAAACAGATGCAGAAATGACTGACATTGATAAGCAAATTGAGGAGGAGATTGAGAGTGGTAAGCTCCAAGATCCTGCATCTATAGATCCTGAGACTGGTATGCCTTTAGAAGATCCTATGGGAATGGGAGGAGAAGGAGGTATGGAAGAAGGTCAAGAGATCTCAGTTGATAACGTCGAACCCGCAGACTATAAACGTGGGGAATTCTAAATAATTACATTAGAGGTACATTATGCCTAGCGTAGCTGCTAAAGAAATCATAAATAAATTGTTCTCAGGAAATAAAGATCTTGAGAATGAAGTTAATGATGCAATGATGGCACTCTCTGCTGACACACTAGAGGCAGAGAAAAAGTCAATCGCTAAAGATTGGTTAAAAGATCCCACACAGGAAACACCAGATGAAACTGATAACGGAACAGATTGATGACATTGAGATCCTCACTGAGGAGAAAAATGGCAAAAAGAATCTATACATAGAAGGAACTTTTCTGCAAGGAAACATAAAGAACCGTAATGGTCGTATGTATCCAATGGAAACACTTGCACGTGAAGTTGATAAATATTCCAACACTTACATTAAGTCTGGAAGAGCAATGGGAGAACTCGGTCATCCCGATGGTCCTATTGTAAATTTAGATAGAGTTTCACATTTAATTACTTCTCTCGTTCAAGAAGGAAGTAACTTTAAAGGCAAAGCAAAGATCCTAGAAACCCCAATGGGACAAATTGCTAAGTCACTTTTAAGTGAAGGTGTACGTCTAGGTGTGTCATCACGAGGGGTAGGCTCACTCAAATTAAACCGTGAAGGTGTAAATGTTGTGGCAGATGACTTTATGCTCGCTACTGCTGCTGATATAGTGGCAGATCCCAGTGCACCAGAGGCTTTCGTAAACGGTATTATGGAAGGAAAGGAGTGGGTTTGGACAAATTCAGCGTTAAAAGAATCAGATCTCCGCAAGGTTGAGAAGGATTTAGACAACGCTAGTTCAAAACAAGAGCTTGCTGAAAGGCAAATTACCGCATTTGAAACCTTTTTAAAAGGTTTATAAGTTATAAATATTTCTTAGTTAAACCAAAGACTGCTTATTTAAGGAGACAACAACAATGTCAGATGAGAAAGTAACAGCATCTAAAGAACAAGTAACTGAAGCCAAGTTTGATGGTGCTGTTGCTGATGGTTCAACATTAGGTGCAGTAGAAGTTCTAGGAGGACCAACTCCAATGAACTCAAAACCCGATGATGATTCAAATAAATTGAAGACTCCATCACAAACTACAGCAACACCACCAAAGACAAAACCATCTGCTGCTTCAGGCAAGGTTGAATCCGTGGATGCTGAGAATGCTGAAGGTGAGAACCTAATTGAAATTGACGTTACAGCAGACGTTGAAGCACTAACTAATGGTGAAGACCTTAGTGAAGAGTTCAAAGAAAAAGCTGCAACTATTTTCGAGGCAGCAGTCGTCTCTAGGTTAAACGAGGAACTTGATCGTATTCATAAAGAATATGCTGATGGTGTCGTTGACGAAGTAGAGAAGGTCAAAACAGAATTGGCAGAACAGGTAGATGAGTATCTTACCTATGCCGTACAGTCTTGGATCGACAATAACAAACTTGCAGTAGAAAGTGGTCTCAAATCAGAGATTGCTGAGTCTGTTGTTGATGGTCTCAAAAAAGTTTTCGTCGAGAACCACATCGAGGTTCCCGAAGAAAAAACAGATATCATCTCTGAGATGGCATCTGAGTTAGATACAATGGAAACAAAGCTCAACGATCAACTTGAAAGAAACGTTGCCCTTAATAAAGCGGTAGCGGGATTTGTTAAAGATGGGATTGTGAAGGAGATCTCCGAAGGACTTGCTAGTACCGAGAAGGAAAAATTAGCATCACTTGCCGAAGGAGTTGAGTTTGAAGATGAAGAGTCATTCCGCAAAAAGGTTGAATCTTTGAAGGAGTCTTACTTCTCAAAGAAACCAGCACCAGCTAACGCTGAAACTATTGCTGAAGACGTTCAACCAGTAGTGGACACAGAAATGACGGATTCTATGTCACGTTACGTAGACGCACTCCGTCGCTGGACAAAGTGATCCAATCCTATAACCCTAATAAATTTTAGTAAAAGCTAATGTTTAACTCAGAACAGTTACAGGAGAAGTGGAACCCAATTCTTAAGTGTGATGGTATCGAAGATATCAAAGATAACTATAAGAAAGCAGTTACAGCAGTTCTCCTTGAAAACCAAGAGAAATTCCTCAACGAAGAAAGAGGAGTTTTAACAGAAGCAGCACCAACAGTAAGCACAGCATCCACATCAGGTGGAGTTGCTGGTTTCAGTGCATCTTCTACAGCAACAGGTCCTTCTGCTGGTTTCGACCCAGTATTGATCTCGTTGATCAGACGTTCAATGCCAAAGCTTATTGCATATGACATTGCTGGCGTACAACCAATGACAGGTCCTACAGGACTTATCTTCGCTATGAGATCCAGATACGGTACAAACCGTACAGCTGGTACAGAAGCATTCTTCAACGAAGCAGATTCACAGTTCTCTGGAACTGACGCAGCACAAACAAGTGGATTCGGTTCACAAGGTAGTGCACAAGCAGGATCTAACCCAGGTATTCTTAACGACTCTGGTACCTATACAAATGGTACAGCGATGAGAACAGACGAGGCAGAGACACTCGGAACTGGATCTAATGCTTTCGCTGAAATGAACTTCAGTATTGAGAAAGTTACTGTGACTGCGAAGTCCAGAGCACTCAAAGCTGAGTACAGTTTAGAACTAGCACAAGACTTGAAAGCCGTTCACGGTCTTGACGCTGAGTCAGAACTAGCAAACATCCTCTCAACAGAGGTTCTTGCTGAAATCAACAGAGAAGTTGTTAGAACAGTATACAGAGTCGCAAGACCTGGTGCTCAGAACAACACTGCATCTGCTGGTGTTTTTGACTTAGACGTTGACTCAAACGGAAGATGGTCTGTTGAGAAGTTCAAAGGTCTTCTATTCCAGATAGAAAGAGATATGAACGCTATCGGGCACGAGACAAGACGTGGAAAGGGCAACATCTTAATTTGCTCTGCTGACGTTGCATCTGCTCTATCAATGGCTGGTGTACTTGACTACACTCCTGCTCTTGCTGGAAACTCAAACTTACTTCCTGATGACAATAGTTCTACACTTGCTGGAACATTAAACGGAAGAATCAAAGTTTATGTTGACCCATATTCTGCAAACGTAAGTGACAGACACTTCTACGTTGCTGGATACAAAGGTAGTTCTGCATATGATGCAGGATTATTCTACTGCCCTTACGTGCCTCTACAAATGGTTAGAGCCGTTGGTCAGGACACCTTCCAACCAAAAATTGGATTTAAGACAAGATACGGTCTTGTTTCAAACCCATTTGCTGAAGGTACTGATCAAGGTGGTGGAGACCTTGACCCTAATAAGAACCGCTACTACAGAAGAGTTCTTGTTGACAACCTTATGTAAGCGAGTCGCTTATATATTACAGAGAGACCCTATTGGGTCTCTTTTTTTATGCCTAAATAATAATACGGAGAACACTAATATAGTCAATGTCTTTCGCTTCACAAATTAGCAATAGGAATTTCCTTTCACCAGGTGGTTTCCGTTTTACCATTGGTAAATTTCCAAAAGTGCCTTACTTAGCACAACAGGCAAATATACCACAGATCAATATGGGTCTTGTTCAACAAGATACTCCATTCCGTCCTGCATTTGTTGACGGTATATTGGAGTATGGATCTTTTACTTTACAGTTTCTTGTAGATGAAGATCTAGAAAACTATCTAATCATTCATAACTGGATGAGAGGACTTGGTGTCCCTGATAGTTTTAAAGACAGACAGGACTTTGAAACAGGCATAGAAACTAACTTACCAGCAAAAGAAATTGGTGATTTGTTATTTGCAGATGGAACTCTTACTGTATTGAATAGTAATTTTCAACCTAACTTCAACGTAGTCTTTAAAGATCTGAAACCAACATCCCTCAGTACACTTGAGTTTGACGCAACTCTTGATGCTCAAGAATTCTTCCAAGCGGTTGTAACATTTGATTATCTTAGTTACGAAATTCAAGGATTAACAGGTACGAGGAAAACTAATCTGAAATAAACTATGGCACTCCTTGAAGATCTTCAGGAGCAGTGGTCAAAAGATTGTATATTTGATGAGTTAGATCTAGGATCTGAATCATTAAAGGTACCTTCACTGCATCAGAAGTATCACGTATACTACAACAAATACAAATTAGTAATAGAGGATGAGAAATGTAAACTCAAGACTCTATGGAAATCTAAGTGGATGTATTACAATGGCAAAGGTCCTGATATCAATGGGGAATACTTTGACCACAAGATTTTAAAAGGTGATATCAATACCTTTCTTGAATCAGATAAAGATATACAACGACAACAACTCAAGATAACATACTTTGAAACTTGCATAAATTATATTGAGGCAATACTCAAAATGATTAATAGCAGAGGTTTTCAAGTGAAAAACGCTATTGATGCCAAGCGTTTTGAGTTCCCTGTATAATGGTTTCTATTGAAAAGAAAAATGAGATCTACCTTCGGGTAGGTGCAGAGATGCACATCCATCACGAGTTGAGTGAGTACTTTAGTTTTGAAGTTCCTGAAGCAAAGTATTTACAGAAACGTAAAAGATATCGTAGATGGGATGGAAAGATTCGTTTGTATTCACCAGGTACAGGAGAATTATATGTAGGTTTGTATCCATATCTAATAGAGTGGTTGCAAAAAATGGGATATGATTATAAGATCGAGGATAGTGAATACGGAGACCCCGATGAATTTGACGCAAGCATATCACAAGAGACAGTTAAGAGTTTTGTTAGATCTTTGGGTTTGCCTTTCAAGGCAAGAGATTACCAACTCGGAGCAATTTATTCAGCACTTCGCAATCACCGCAGACTATTACTCTCTCCCACAGGATCAGGAAAGTCACTTATAATATATGTTTTAGTACGTTGGTATCTTAAAAGAGAGAAACAGATACTAATTGTAGTACCAAGTATTTCTTTAGTAGAGCAGTTATATAAAGACTTTAAAACCTATAGATGGTATTCAAAACAAGTAGGAAAAATATATGGTGGTATGGGTGGTAGAGATCAATGGCAAGAATATCCAGTAATAATATCTACGTGGCAATCAATATACAAAGAAGATCCACAGTTCTTTAAAAGGTTTGATGTTATAATAGGAGATGAAGCACACCAATATAAAAGTAAGTCACTGACTGGAATTTTAAATAAATGTTATGATGCTAAGTATCGTTTTGGTTTGACAGGAACGTTAGATGGTTTGCAGTGTCATCAATTAATGTTAGAAGGTATGTTCGGTTCAGTAGAAAGAACAGTACGTACATCCGAACTACAGAAGGATGGTTATCTATCTGATCTTAAAATAAATATTTTACTGTGTAGACACGATACTATTTTCTTCGAGGACTATCAAGAAGAGATAAACAAGATAATAGAACACCGTAGAAGGAATAAAATTATCTGTAAACTATCCCTTGATATCGCTAACAATACACTGATCCTGTTCAATTTTGTAGAGAAACACGGAGAACCACTTTGGGAATTGCTAAATAGTATTAACAAACTGAAACATACTGATACACAAAAGCAGTTGTTTTTTATTCACGGTGGCGTTGCTGCCGAAGAACGTGAAAAGGTGAGGGAACTTTGCGAACACAATAGCAATGCAATCATCCTCGCATCTTATGGTACCTTTAGCACTGGTATCAACATTAAGAACCTGCATAACATTATATTCGCATCACCTATGAAGAGTAGAGTGCGAAATTTACAATCTATAGGAAGGGCACTACGTACACACGATAGTAAAGCACAGGCTACCTTATATGATTTTGCTGATGATTTTAGTAATGAACATTACAGGAACATTACTCTGAATCATTTGAAAGAGAGAATCAAGATTTATAAACAAGAAAGATTCAATTATTCAATTACAGAAATCAAACTAGGAGACACGGATGGGTAACTCACTCAATTATATAAAGACCGATGAAGAGTTCTATGGAATTCTTAAACTGGTTAGTGGCGAGGAAGTCATTGGTCGTATAATTGTAACAGATGAGAATGGAACTACACTTGCTTTCATTCAAGACCCTGCTCTAGTTCATTCCTATGACACTGCTGCTCAAGGAAAACCAGCAGTAGCAGTTGGTTTGAAGAGATGGATGGTATTCTCTGATGAAGATTTCTATATTGTTGCTGAAGATAAAATTTTGACCGTCGCCCCGCTATCGACTGAAGCAACTATAATGTATCAGTTCTTTGTCAAACAGGAACTAGGACCTGCTAAGAAGAAAACAAATCCTATGGCACCAGATGTAATATCAGAACCTAGTGAATTGAATTATAAACAAGGATATATTGGAACTGTTGAAGAAGCAAGAAAGAAACTAGAAGATTTATTTAAGAGCTAATATCCTTTGAGCAACCCTACAGTGTTGATTGTACATATAATTTTATATGTTGTCAACCCCTGTTATTATTCCTTGACATAGTACGGTATATCAACTATACTAAACTCATTGGAATAACTAATATCCTATGCCCACCGCAATGGCACCTAGACGTAACACAAAAAATCAACACTATGTCGATAACCAAAAGTTCCTCAAGGCAATAATTGAGTATCGTAATAAGGTAGAGAGTGCCAAAATTAGGGAGAGAAAGAAACCTAGGATACCAGAATACGTAGGAGATTGTTTTTTAAAAATAGCAACACACCTATCATATAGACCTAACTTCATAAACTATATGTATAAAGAGGATATGATATCCGACGGTGTAGAAAATTGTGTACAGTATATTGATAACTTCGATCCATCTAAATCTAAAAATCCATTTGCATATTTTACACAGATAGTGTATTATGCTTTTCTAAGACGTATTGCAAAAGAAAAAAGACAGATGGATATTAAGGATAAGATTATAGAGAAGTCAGGATTCGATCAGATATTTCATACAGATGATAAAACTAATTCAGCAGAACTTAATAGTATAAAGACTAGAATTGAAATGAATTCTAAAAGTAAATGACACTTCCAACATCAAGAACAGAGAATGGTATTGTACTACCATTAGAGGAAGAAGAATTAGAATGTATAAGAGTATGTTTATGTAATGCACCCATACCTTATGATATTGCTAAGAAAGAAATTCCTAAAAAACTTTTAGATAGAATTGGTTATCCAAAAGAACCAGAAAATATAATGGGTGAGGGACTACAATGATATTCTGGATTGGATTTACTATTATGTTCTTCAATGAAGGATTTGTTATGATGCGACACGTCTCTCCTTTATTTGCTAGACTTAGAGATAAGGTTATAAAAAAACTTGGCGAGAATATCTGGTATCGATTACACGGTACATTAGATTATACTTGGATAGGACTTGTAACTTTAGGACTGATAGTCAATTCTAATAGATTGATGCACATATCAGTACTCTCAATCTTTTGGATTGGATCTTTCTTAATTTTTTATTTACCGAGGTGGAAGAACAGATGAAACTAACACAAGAAATGATTGATAAGATACAGGAGTTAATGCTACATACCAAAAAAGATGGTACAATTAATTGGGTAGATGGTGATGACATCAAGATCAGTATAGCAGGGACATTTGCTGCTGATAGATTTATTGTTATTGCAAACGAATCTAAGAAACCTTGGGTTCCTGCTCAACCTCATCCTAGATTTGATTACGAAAAAAAAGAATTTATTAAATGAAGATCCTTCTTATTACAGATCAGCACTTTGGTGTGCGTAATGATAATCAAGTTTTTATAGAAAAGTATCAAGAATTTTATAATGAAACTGTTCTACCATTTATTGATAAGAATAAAATTGAACATATTATATGTCTTGGTGATGTATTTGATAAAAGAAAAAGTATAAACTTCTTATCTCTAGATGCTGCACGTAAAATGTGGTTCGATCCTCTGAGAGATAGAGGTATTACTATGGATACTTTGATCGGTAATCACGATATCTATTATAAGAATACTTTAAAAGTAAATGCTCTTGATCACTTACTAGGTGAGTATGACAATATTAATATTATTAATGATGCACAACACTTAGAATATGATGGACTTAAAATTTTAATGCTTCCTTGGATATGTGATGACAATAAAAAAGAGATTGATAACATTGTTGAAAACACAGATGCCCCAGTGTGTTTCGGACATTTAGAACTATCAGGATTTGAAGCAGTACCTGGTAGAGTTATGGAACACGGAGAAGATCCTACACGTTATGAAAAATTTGATTTAGTATGTAGTGGTCACTACCATATGAAATCTAGAATAGGAAATGTAAACTATCTCGGTAATCCTTATCAACTCTACTGGAACGATTACGGTCAGAAGAGAGGTTTCCACGTCCTAAATACTAACAATAAGAAATTAACATTCTACACAAACCCACATCATATATTCAATAAACTTTGGTACGATGATGTTAGTAACGACTATACAGAAATACCAGACTTTACAAAACTGAAAGGATCATACGTTAAACTGATTGTATTAAAAAGAGAAAATCAGTTATGGTTTGATAGGATGGTAAAATCATTACATAATGCTGATGTTGCAGATTTAAAAATCATAGAAGACATCACTGTTGAACTAGATGAAGCAGATGAATCACTAGAGTCAGAAGATACTATGACAATACTTGAAAGATATGTTGATGACCTAGAAGAAACAGTAGATAAAACATCTGTTGTAAAAATTTTAAAGACCCTTTACCTAGAAGCAATAGACCTATAATGTACATACTCTGCGATAAAAGAACTAGAGGAGTATACGCTGTCGAAGACGAACTCAAAAATAAAGTTGTGCAAATTTTTGTTGACAAAGATGACGCTTTACGCTATTATGGATTATTGGAAGCTAATGATTATAAACGTGACTTAATGATTACGGACATCGATGAAGAATCAGTAATCGCAAACTGTGAAGCTCACAATTATAGGTATGCTTTTATTGAACCAGATGAACTTGTAGTCCCACCTTTATGATTGCTCTCGTTGTTGTCGTAGTGGTTATAGCAGCCACTGCATTACTAATTCGTTATTACGACCCACATAATTAATGATTGTTTTTGAAAGGATTCGTTGGAAGAACTTTCTGAGTACAGGTAATCAATTTACCGAAATCAATTTTCTTGAAACTCCATCCACTTTAATTATTGGAAACAATGGTGCTGGAAAAAGTACTATGTTAGATGCTTTGTGCTTTGGATTATTTAATAAACCATTTCGTAAAGTAACTAAATCACAATTAGTTAATAGTATTAATGAAAGAGAAACAAGAGTTGAGATAGAATTTAGTATAGGATCAGTAGAATATAAAGTTATACGTGGTATGAAACCAGGTCTATTTGAGTTATATCGTAATGATAATCTCATAGATCAAGATGCTGCTAACAGAGATTACCAAAAATATCTAGAACAAAGTATACTCAAATTAAATTTCAAGTCATTTACACAAGTGGTAATACTTGGGAGTAGTACATTTGTTCCCTTTATGCAATTATCAGCACCTCATAGAAGAGAAGTTATTGAGGATATACTTGACATTCAAGTCTTTAGTCATATGAATATGTTACTAAAAGATAGAGTCAAGGATAATAATGAAGCACTAAAAGATTGTGAACACGAGTTAGAGATGGCAAAGCAAGCAATCACATCTCAACAGAAGACTCTTGATAAGTTAACTGAGTTTACTGATAAACAAAAATTAGAATTACAAATACAGATTGATAATAATGAAGAACGTATGTCACAGATTCACAATGAGGTTGAGGTTTTACAATCAGAAATAGATAGTGGAAAAACTATTGATAAAGATTTAAAAAAGATACAGGCATCTTATAATCAGACTATTAAAATTATGACTTCTATTGATACGAAGAATAAAAAGATCCAGAAAGATATAAAATTTTTCACTACAAATACTGCCTGTCCTACTTGTGCACAGACTATTTCTCCAGAACATAGAGATGAAAAGGTTGAAGCATTTTCTAATAAAGGAAAAGAATTGTCAGACGCATCAGTACAATTAGCAGAACAATTAAAATCAATAGAAGAAAGAACTAAAGGTATAAAAGAAAAACAAAGTATTCTAACTGAAACACAATTTGAGATACGTCGTTTATATAATGAAGAGACAAGACTCTTAAAACAAAATAGTAATAACAGAAAAATATTAGAAATAGAAAATGATAATCAAGATATTAAAAAAGAAGATAATCTTTTACAAGAATTGACATCTAATTTTGAAGATAAAGAAGAAGCTTGTGCTAGTGTTAATAAGGATGCACAAGATTATAAATTAGTTGCTACACTATTAAAAGATGGTGGAATAAAATCTAAGATTATATCTAAGTATATTCCTATTATCAATCAAAGAATTAATAAGTATCTATCTTCTATGGATACCTATATTAATTTTACTCTTGATGATCAGTTTAGAGAAATTATTAAATCTAGACATAGAGATAAATTTTCTTACTCATCATTCTCAGAAGGTGAAAAACAAAAGATTGACTTGTCTTTACTATTCACTTGGAGACATATTGCTAAGATAAAGAACTCTATCACTACAAATCTATTGATTCTTGATGAGGTATTTGATTCTAGTCTTGATACAAGTGCGACAGAGGAACTTTTAAAGATCCTTAAGGAACTACAAGACACAACTAATATGTTTATTATATCTCACAAAGGTGATATACTATTAGATAAGTTTGATAGAACTATCAAATTCGATAAATCATCTGAATTTTCTAAGTGTATCAACTATGTTTGACATTCCCTTTTACACTTCTAATGGTGAATTTGAATACCATAGAGATTTAAAAGAAAAATTAAAAAATCGTAGAGATGAATTTACTACAGATCTGTGTAGATTCTATGGTACTGGATATTCAACTATCCATACCAATTCTAATATACATATAGAAAATACTGAGTTTAAAGATTTTCTCTTATCAAAACAAGAGTTATTTGATCCAGACCTTGAGGTCACACATTGTTGGGTAAACATCAATCCAAAAGGTGCTTACCAAATGCGTCATAATCACGCAGAGTGTGATGTAGCAGGAACATATTATTTACACGTACCTGTAGGAGATACAGGTGATTTGTATATGTATCATCCCGCCCCTGCTGTAGAAACAATGGGTAGAATAAAACCATACTGGCCAGCAACCCACTGCCAGATACCACGTGAAGGTGATTTATATTTCTGGCCAGGTTATCAAGACCACGAAGTACGTACTAACCACGAGAACCAAGAACGATGGAGTATCAGTTTTATGATGTCAATCCCTTCCGAGATCCGACATACAAGATTTCCAAGTCTACCCCGCCCCCTATAATGGAAGAAGTAAATCTTTTCCCTACTACTATCAACGTGTTTCATCACAACGATAATGCTATCGATAGTGAAGTTGAGGGTATACCTGATGACCCTGATATATTATCTCACATCTCTCGTAATGCAAGGGCAGATATAAAAACAGGTTCACATAATGGTATGAAAAATCTAAAGATGTTTGAGAAGTATGAACTTCCACATCTAGAAGATTTCTTTAATGAATGTTTATGGGAACTAGATGCTAGACTTAGTATAGAGCAATCTTGGATCAATAAAGGTCCTAAGGACAGTCATCAAATCGCACACACACATTCTGGATTTAAAGTTTCTGGTGTATACTGGCATAATATAACACCACAACAAGGAGGTATCGTTTTTATGAATCCAATACCATTCTCTAAAATGGGTCATTGGGGAACTGAAGAAGGAAGACACTTCCCTTGTAAATCTAGAACTCTTATCTTATTTCCATCTTGGTTAGAACATAAAACTGTCAAAAATGGTATAGATAGAGATAGAATATCCATAGCATTTAACGCACGATGAATTGTTGGCACTGTAACACTGAATTAATTTGGGGATCTGATTTTGATGCCGAAGACTATGGATGTGAAGAGGAATACTCTATCGTAACTAATCTTACTTGCCCTAAATGTCAATCATTTGTACAAGTTTATTATCCTAGAGAGGATCAGAGAGATGAAAGTACCGAACTGGCAACACCACTCCAAAAAGGAGAAGAAGCGACATCTTAAACCACAAGCACTACGTCAAGCACGTGCCAGACGTAGACAGTTGATAAAGTGTCTATTGAACCGTCCTAGTGGCGGTTCTTCTATTATAATGTGTATATAAGCGACACACAGAATTATGACAATCAACACAGGAGTCAAAGGTACACTTGCTAAACTACTTGCAACAGAAGATCTAGTTGTAGAGCACAGAAAATGTGAGACAGCACAGTTCGATGTAGAAAGACGTGTGTTGACATTACCTGTATGGGACAACGCATCAGAAGATGTATATGATATGCTTGTTTCTCACGAGGTAGGTCACGCACTATTCACTCCTAACGAAGATTGGACATCAAAGATCAAGGTTCCTCATTCATTCATCAATGTTATTGAAGATGCTCGTATCGAGAAGTTAATGAAGAGAAAGTATGCAGGATTACCAAAGACATTCTTCAAAGGATATCAAGAGTTAGATGGAGAAGATTTCTTTCAAGTAAATGACAAAGGTGATCTACGTGACATTCAATTAATTGATCGTATCAATCTTCAGTTCAAAGTTGGTAACTTCACTTACATTCCTTTCCAAGATTCAGAGTATGAGTTTGTTAAAAGAGCAGAAGAAGTAGAAACATTTGAAGAAGTTATGCAACTCTCTAAAGACATCTTTGATTTTATGAAGCAACAGTGGGAAGAAGAGCAAGCAGAAAAAGCAGAAGAAGAAGAAGCAGAAAGAATGTTAGAAATGGGTGGTGGTGAAGGTGGACAACAACCAGACTACCTTGAAGAAGGTGAAGATCTATCAGAAGGTAAAGGAAACAAAGCAGAAGATGCAGAGCAAACACCTGATCAGGAAATCATCAATCCAAATCAACCTTGGGATTCATTAGATACTGAAGCGGGTCAAGCACCTCCAACTCCTGCAACTGCTCAAGAACCTGCAAAGGCAGATGTAAATACAGAAGCATCAGCACCAACTCCAGAACAGTTCAAACCAGAAGCAGAAACTGACAATACTTTCATTCAGAAAGTAAAAGATTATGTCAAGCACGGTGGTTATGAAATTGAGTATGTAGAAATTCCTAGAGTCAATGATCTTAAAGATGTCATCATCAGTGAGAAGGAGATTCAAGAAGAACTAGATACTTGGTTTACAGATTTCCAACTTACAAGACAGTGCAATTCTTCTTGGTCAAGTGATCAGAATGTTGAGAACGATCAACTATCAGAAGCACTATACACTCTTGGTCTTGCAGATAAAGAGTATGAGAAATTCAGAAAGCAATCTCAACCAGAAGTTAACTATCTTGTAAAAGAGTTTGAGATGAGAAAGTCAGCACAAGCATATGCTAGAGCAGGGGTATCTCGTACAGGAGTTCTTAACACAAAGATTCTTCATCAGTACAAGTACAACGAAGATCTATTCAAGAAAGTAACAACTCTACCTGACGGTAAGAACCACGGTATGATCTTTGTATTAGATTGGTCAGGTTCTATGAATCACAATCTTTTAGATACAGTAAAGCAAGTTTGTTCACTCGCTTGGTTCTGTCGTAAGGTTCAGATTCCATTCAAGGTATATGCTTTCTCTAACTACAGAATGTCTTGGGGAAGAAAGCAAATGATTATGCCTGAGAAGATGGGTAATGTAGATTTGAACGAAGGATTCTGTCTTATGGAATTACTAACATCTAATGGTAACAATAAGACATTTGAGCACAACATCAAAAACTTCTTCAGAGTTGGTATGTCAGCAGGAGACTACAGACTAGAAGATTCAAATGACTTACAGGAAAATTACAATAGATTCTCTTACTACCACGGTAGAAGACTTCCAAATCCTCCTAAGTTTGGTCTTGGTTCTACTCCACTTATGGAAACAGTAACAGTATTACATTCAGTAATCCCTGCATTCAGAAAAGAAACAGGTGCAGAAAAAATATCTGTAAGTATCTTAAGTGATGGTGAAACTGCTCCTTGCTCATACTACTGCCCCAGAAATTTTATGGGTGATGTCGAAAGATACTACAGCAACAGTTTCAATTCTAGATGTCAATTACGTAACCGTAAAACTGGTAGAGTATATCCTCACAGTTATGACATCGAAACAAGTTATAACTCTTTCCTATCACACCTAAAAGAGTCCTTCCCATATGTCAACCTACTAGGATTCAGAATACTATCTAAAGGTGAGGGTGGTTCTTACTTCAGACAGCAATCTGTTAGAGGTTACTTCAAAGGTTCTTGGGAGGAAGCATCAGCATCCTACAAAAAGAATAGATTCTTTGAAATGGACAACTCTGGTTTTGATAAGTTATTCATCTTACCATCAACCAATACAACTGACGATCATTCGATGGAAGAACTTGATGAGGGTGCAACCAAGGCACAGATCAGATCTGCATTCAAAAAGATGTTTAAAGGTAAAGCATCCAATAAAAGATTGCTCACATCATTCTCTAAGACAGTTGCATAACCACTTGACAAAGTGTCCACTAACCCCCTATAAGGGGGTTTTCCTATGTCATAATGTATACATAGACAACAGGACACACAATGCCATTCAAAACAGAAATCCCAGTGACAACACAAGACCTTGTTACTTATCTAAAAGATAACTTCGGAGACGAAGTTGCTGTACCTCAATTAATGAATGCAGCAGATGAATTCAAATGCTCTCTCGCTACAGTTAAGAAGCGTTTGAAGACTTACAAAAAAGGTATAGGTAAGTGGAACCTTACAGTACAAGAAGTACGTAAACAACTTGAGAAGACTTATGTTCAAGAACAGAAAGTATCTCTAGTACCACTCAAGGATGAGAACTTTGTACCATTCGGTAACTTCAATGCAGTAAAGAAGATACTTAAGTCAGGTGCATTCTACCCAACATTCATTACAGGATTGTCAGGTAACGGTAAAACATTCGGTGTAGAACAAGCGTGTGCTCAACTAAATAAAGAGTTAATACGTGTAAACATTACCATTGAAACAGACGAAGATGATCTTATTGGTGGGTTTCGTCTTGTTAACGGTGACACTGTTTGGCATAATGGACCCGTTATCGAAGCTTTGGAAAGGGGAACTGTCCTCCTTCTAGATGAAGTCGATCTAGCATCTAACAAGATACTATGCTTACAAAGTATTCTTGAAGGTAAGGGAGTCTTCCTTAAGAAGATAGGTAGATACGTCCATCCTGCAAAAGGTTTCAACGTAATTGCTACAGCAAACACAAAGGGTAAAGGTTCTGACGATGGTAGATTCATCGGTACCAATGTTCTTAACGAAGCATTCCTTGAGAGATTTGCTATTACTCTAGAGCAAGACTATCCATCACCTCAGACAGAGACAAAGATTCTTAACAAGATTTCTTCCAACAAACAGTTCTGTGAAAGACTTGCAAGTTGGGCAGACATTATCCGTAAGACATTCAAGGATGGTGGAGTTGATGAAGTGATCTCTACACGTCGTCTTGTACACGTTGTGAGAGCATTTGATATCTTTGGTTCTAAAGAAACTGCTATCCAGTACAGCATCAACAGATTCGATGATGAGACAAAGCAAGCATTCCTTGAGTTGTATGACAAGATCGATGCTGATTTCGATGTTGCACCACCAACACCACTATCAGATAATCCACAAGGTTGACTTCTGATTTAAAAAGAGTTATTATAAGGGGGTTCAAAACCCCCTTTTTTGTGGCATTCAAATATGATGAGGATAAACTCCTCAGTGAAGTTGCAGACTACATATCGCAAACTTACCAACAGCATTATTCAAAAGGTAATGTTCAAACACTTGACCTGATAGATTCTGTTGGAGATGCAGAAGCATTTTGTAGATCGAACATTCTTAAATATGCTTCTCGATATGATCGTAAGGGTTCAGCGAGAAAAGATATTGTAAAAATTGTTCACTATGCTATACTGTTATTGCATTTCAATGACAAGAAAGCAACCTCTAATCTAAACATCTCTGGTTCTACAGCATTTACTGTAGATTACGACAAATAAATTATGACAACTGAGACTATTGTTAAACTTTCCAAGAGAACGCAGAACGTCCTCAAAAACTTCGCAACCATCAACAAGTCTATTATTATTGAGAGTGGTAGCAAAGTTAGGACACTCAGCATCAACAAAAACATCTATGCTTCTGCTAAAGTCACTGAGAAATTCCCAAGAGAAATCCCGATTTATGATCTGGGTGTATTCCTCTCTGGTCTATCATTGTTTGAGAATCCAGTATTCGACTTCACGCATACTCAAAAATTAATTACTCGTGATGAAGTAACAAACGCAACTACAACATTTTTCTATGATGAGGCATCGATTATCAATCCTACCTTACCTACGAAAGATATTGCAATGCCAGAAGTTGATGTTAGTTTCAATCTTAGAGCAGAAACTTTAAACAATATCTTACGTGCAGCAGCAGTATATAAAGTTGAAGACTTATGTGTTTACAATAAAGGTGAGAAGGTTCATCTTATGGTATGTGACAAGAAGAATGAAACATCAAATACTTACAGTGTACCAGTTGGTAAGAATGAATTTGATACTGAGTTCTGTTTTTGTTTCAAGGTAGAAAACATAAGAATATTACCTGGTGATTACAACGTTGAAATATCTTCTAATAAGATAAGTCGTTTTAAATCTGAAGGTAATGGAGTAGAATACTTTATTGCATTAGAACCATAATGTTTAGAAGATCTCTTTTTGATGTTCCAATATTCATAGTCCCAGTAGGAGATTGGCAGAACCAAAAGAGTGCCTTCTTAGATAGAATGGATTGGAGTGATAAGGATTGTCAGTTAGAACATTGTTGGACAGACTATCATAAGTTTTTCAAAGCAGGAAAGATGCCTGATTACTTTGATCACTTGATGGCAATCCTTGATTTACCGATGCAAATATTTCAAAGAGAGAATCCTGGTGCCTATGTAAATTCTGCTTGGTGTCAAAGATATTCTAAAAATAGTCAGTACCATCCTGCACATACACACGGTGCTATCGGATGGTCTTCTGTTTTCTATGCACAACTAGGATATGGACATAAACCAACTGCATTCATTTCACCTATAACTGACCCTTGGTCAGGACATATTGATGAAGCATTCCCAAATGTTAAAGAAGGTGATATGATATTCTTTCCATCATATTTAATTCATCAATCATTACCACACAATAGTAACGAAGATAAAATTATTTTTAGTATGAACTTTGTGAAATCTGAAGAAACAATCTATGTCTGAATCATTTCTCTGGTCTGAACAATACCGTCCTCACAAAATAGATGATTGTATTTTACCTGACCATCTAAAAAATATGCTACAAGGATTTGTAGCAAAAGGTGAGATACCTAATTTATTATTATCAGGAACAGCAGGAGTCGGTAAGACTACTGTAGCAAAAGCATTATGTGAAGAAATAGGAGCAGATTACTATGTTATTAATGGGTCTGATGAGGGTAGATTCTTGGACACTGTACGCAATCAGGCAAAGTCCTTTGCTTCTACTGTTTCTCTTACATCTGAATCAAAGCATAAAGTTATTATTATTGATGAAGCGGATAATACGACACACGATGTACAACTCCTACTCCGTGCAGCGATTGAGGAATTCCAGAACAACTGTAGATTTATCTTCACGTGTAACTACAAGAACAAGATACTAGAACCTCTACATTCTAGATGTAGTTGTATTGAATTTAATATTACAGGAAAAGAAAAACAAACTCTTGCAGCAGAATTTTTTACTCGTGTACGTGAGATATGTAAAGAACAAAAAGTTGAAGCAGAACCACGTGTACTAGCAGCACTTATCAATAAACATTTTCCAGACTTTAGAAGATCACTTAATGAGTTACAAAGATATGCTTCACTAGGTAAGATTGATACAGGTGTCTTAGCAGTTGTATCGGATACAAAGATAGAAGATTTGATGTCATCATTAAAAGATAGACAATTTACTGCTATGAAAAAATGGGTAGTTCAAAACTTAGATAACGATCCTAAACAAATAATGCGTAAAATATATGATTCCCTGTATACATATTTAGAACCCGCATCAATCCCTGCTGCTGTCTTGATAATAGGTGAGTATCAGTACAAGTCTGCCTTTGTCGCTGATCAAGAAATTAATCTAGTAGCATTTCTCACAGAGGTTATGTCGGAGTGTAAATTCAAATAACCAAATATTACCTAATATGGAATATGAAAATCTAAAAAAACGATGTATATCTTGTAAACAAATACTACCAATAAACAAATTCAGAACAGAGAGGGCACGTGTCAGGGATGGTACAACCAACACCTGTAAACAGTGTCATAATAAAAACACACTAATAGCAAGAAACTTGAGAATGCAACTCATAGAAAAAGTAGAACGAGGACAAGCAGAGTATCCCAAAGGTTGTCATTGTTGTGGAAAGATGGTAGACTTTAAACATCTATGTGCAGATCATCGCCACGATACAGGTGAACTACGAGGGTGGTTGTGCCACCATTGCAATAGAGGTATCGGACACCTAGGTGATAACCTAGAAGGTGTTCAGAATGCTATTCACTATCTTGAAGGTAATGTAGCAGTACACTACTGGAAAGATCTGAACTATTCTACTGAGGACTTGCTCAAAGAAGGTGAGATTGAACCTTTAGTTGAGAAGAAGACTCACTCATTGGAGGATTTTCTTTATTAATGTATTATAACTTTCGTGATGCTTTGACTGATTGTAGGTCTGTTGTACACCTCATAGGTATGCACGGACCTAACTTAATAGGATTAGAACTAGGTGTTGATACAGCACAGAGTCACGTAACTTTATTACAGAATTGCCCTAACATAAAAAAATTATATGGTGTAGATAACTGGAAACCTTATACAGATTATTTACGAGAGGATGGAATACACGCACCATCGCAATCAACTACTGAACCACAGATGGAGATGAATGAGTTTACTGCAAAACATCATATCAAGTGGTCAGGTGAGCAACATAAATCAGAAATCTGGAAAGGTAATACAGAGGATTGTGTTAGAACTGCTGACGATGAATCATTTGATTTTATATTTTTAGATGCGTGGTTAAATTATGATCAGGTCAAAAGAGAACTAAAAGATTGGTATCCTAAACTTAAACACGGTGGATTGTTTATAGGTCACGATTATAAATCAGATGCAGTTGCAACTGCTGTCTCTCAATTCCGAGAGCAGTATAGTATCAAGAGTCATATGTCAGTATATGATTCTACATTCGTTTGGAAAAAAGGAGGATCTGAATGGTGAACAATTACGGACTTGAATTAATATTCTGGGTAGTTCTAGGTGTCTATCTCATCTACCAGTACGAAGAATTTAAAAAGAAATGAACAAACATCCTATCTTTCCTGTAGAACTTTATACATTTGAGAACACAGATTTGATAGAACCTACTCTCGATGCGTTAGATCCTATTGAGAGAGGGATGTTTAATATGCCAAATAATGTACAGACTACAGCAGGGAACTTACATCTATTAGATGCTTTCAAACCTACTACAGATTGGATAGAAAGTTGTCTTGAAGAGATCAGACTAGATCAACAGTATGAAATGTATGGTAAGTTTGAGATCTCTTTGATGTGGGGTGTTGTCTCTCCAGAAATGAGTGCTGGTTGTCACAATGTTCATAGACACCCTATGTCATACTGGAGTGGGTTATACTGTTTAACTGAAGGTCATCCCACTATGTTTCAAGATCCTGTATTGTTCAGATCATATAATCAGATGGAAATTATATCAGCAAAATATGAAAATGCAGTTCCAGCACCTACACATAAACCAGGTACTTTGATAGTCTGGCCAAGTTGGTTGCTTCATTTTACTGTACCACATATACAAGATTTTGTACGTGCAGGAATATCATTCAATGCTATGCCTACAGGTGCTATCAATCAAGGACCTTTTGGACAGAATATGGTTAACTTAAAATTACTTAAGGATGATAATACAGATAGATCTATTATGTGGGAGTATGATGAAAAAGGATATGGTAAGGATGGTGCGGGGATGGGAGGATGATAGAAGTTATAGACGATCTATTTGACTACAAGTTTGTATGGGATACGTATCAATACTTTGAGAACTATCAACACTGGGAAAAATTAGGTGATGCTTTTGGTAGCAAAGTTCCTAGTCTTGGTAGAGTCTTTGACAAAGACTTTGGTGAGTTTGAACCTATTGCAAATGAGTATGTTAAACTGTTAGATAGGCAAGATTTTAAACGTTGTCTTTATAATGCTTTCACCTTTCAAGATTGTCCAAAACCACACATAGACTCACATTCACCTGACGGATTTACCTATATGATATATGTAAACCCTGATTGGGATGCTGGTATGGGAGGAGAAACTATCTTTATTGAGGACGGAGAAATCATTAAGTCAGTCGTACCTAAGTTTGGTAGACTATGTAAATTTACAAGTGAGATCTGGCACGGTGCCAGACCTCCTATGATGGATGCACCTACGAGATACAGTTTAGTATTTCAAACACATCCAGTAGAACCTGAGACTATCGCAGATTTATTATGAAGAACTTGAAAACACCATTACGATATCCTGGTGGTAAATCAAGAGCAGCATCACAACTGGTGAGTGCGTTCCCTAACGAAATAAGTGAGTTTAGAGAACCCTTCCTTGGTGGTGGTAGTGTTGCTATTGAGTTTACTAAAAGGAATCCTGATATTCCTGTATGGGTAAACGACAAGTATTATTATCTAACTACATTCTGGCAACAACTCCAATGTGCAGGAGAACAAATGGCAGAAGAGTTAACAGTATTGAAGAGAGTATATAACACTGAAGATAAAGCAAAAGAGTTATTTAATAATGCTAAAGATATGATTTCTAAGTTGGAACCATTCCAACAGGCAGTATATTTTTATGTAATGAACAAGTGTTCTTTCTCTGGATTAACAGAGAACAGTTCATTTTCTAAACAGGCATCAGTAAGTAACTTTTCTCAAAGAGGTATAGATAAGTTACCAGACTATCAAAAGTTAATTAAGAATTGGAGAATCACTAACAAAGATTATCGTGTACTCTTACTAGCAGTAGGTCACGATGCTGATAGTGAACTTGATTATTGGTTGCCAGAGACACCATTCCCTCATAGTAATTGTTTCGTATTTTTAGATCCTCCATATGATATAAAAGATTTTTTATATGGAAACAAGGGTGGAACATTACATAAAGGATTTGATCATATTAACTTTGCAGATAATTGTAAGTTGTCAACTAATAATTTAATGATTACATATAACTCTAATGAAAAGATACAACAACTATTCAATGATTTTAATCAGACAGAGTTCGACTTGACATATACTATGAGATCAACTGGTACTTATAATAAAGATCAAGAGAAAAGAAAAGAGTTAATGATTACAAATTACAAACGACATTCACTAGAAGAATTTATCCAATATGATTAAAGAATTAATAGAACCAAAAGATCTTTTATTAGCACATAGGATTCAATCCTGTAGTTACAAGTTAGACCGTAAGAGTTTATCTGAGTTACTTAGAGAGAATATGTTGCACTACAATGGTGTTGGTTTATCTGCAAATCAAATTGGTATCTGGGAAAGAGCATTTGTGATGATGACTAACATAGAAAAAGAAGAAACAATAACTTGTTTTAATCCTAAGATTATAAAGACATATGCTAAGAAGGAGATAATGGAAGAAGGATGTTTATCATATCCAAACTTATTCTTAAGAGTTGAAAGACCTTGTAGTATTGTTGCTAAGTGGGAAGATGAAAATGAAGTAATTCATAAAACCAAATTCGAGGGATTTAGTGCTAGAATATTTCTACACGAATACGACCATATGGAAGGTATCGATTTCACCCAACGAAAAGTAAATGACTTCTGAAAAATTATTAAAGATTTACATCCAAGCAAAACTAAAGAAAATTAAATTCAAACCAACACGCAAACATTACAACGTACATCTCTATGGCTAAGGATCAATATCCTTTAGGTGATTATCTAAAAAGTATCAACGAAACAAAAGAAGACTTGACTCTACGTGACCCTGAGTGGATGAAGAAGTATCCACCCTTCATCATTAACAGGTGTCTTAGTAGTCATATGGATGCCATTTTGATGGCAAATGAAATGAACTTCCATCATCAATTAGATAAGGATTTACAATATTCCTTTTATCTAAATACTCTTAGAAAAAGGAAAAGGTTCTCACCGTGGCAACGCAAAGATAAGATCGAAGACCTCGATATTGTCAAGCAATACTATCATTACAATGATGATAAAGCCAAAGATGCCTTACGAATTCTGACAAAAGATCAAATTGAATTGATCAAATCTAAATTAAAATAGGTGGAAAATTATGAGTGGGGAAACCGTTTCTTGGTCGGTTGATAATATGGTAGAGGTTGCTCTACGTCAACCAGATGACTTCTTAAAGGTCAGAGAAACATTAACACGCATTGGTGTAGCATCACGTAAGGAGAGAAAACTATTTCAGTCTTGCCATATCTTACATAAGAAAGGTAAGTATTACATAGTACACTTCAAAGAATTATTTGCATTAGATGGTAAACACGCAAACATTACATCTAATGACGTAGAGAGAAGGAATAGAATCACAAAGTTATTATCAGATTGGGGTCTTGTTAACATAGTTATAGAAAACGATCTAGGTATTCTTGCACCATTAAACCAGATAAAAGTAATCTCCTACAAGGATAAGAAGGAATGGGTGCTTGAGTCTAAGTATAATATTGGAAAGAAGAAAGTTGTAGAGGGGTAATAAAGCCTATATAAGTTAGCATAAACACACATTATGGCAGATACTAAAGTAGATAAACCGAAAGGTCCTATGGGTAAACTAAAAGAGTTTACTGAGGACAAAGAGGAACAACTTGCTATCCTTAGTACATTTGTACGACTAGGTATTTTGGTCTGGTCTGGTGGGATACTAACATTAAATTATGTTACTATACCAGGTTGGGAACAAGATAAAATTGATCCAACTTTTATAGCTTCGGTCTTCACAGGAGTCACAGCTACTTTCGGCATTCAAGCGGGAGGTAAGAAGAAGAATGGTGATAGTAGTGGTGGAGCAAACATATCTAAGAAAGATATGGAGATGCTTATAGAGAAAGCATCACAAGCAGCACCAACACAAACAATTAAGTTAGAGGTTCCAGCAGTTAAAATTACTTCTTAGTTATGGATCAGGATGAAGCAATGTTTGGGACAGAACCCAAACCAAAAAAGAAAAAGGTAAATCTCGTGAAGTACTTTGCTATCACAGCAGGAGCACTATTTGGTTTATCACATATAGGTATGATTGGTATGATGAGTAAAAAAAGTCAAGTACCAACTCCTAATATACCTGTAGGACCTTATACATCTTATGTTATTTCTGCAAACAAAGATGGATATAAGATCAGTTATACTGCAAACGATCCTAAGACTGCATATGTCACTAAGGATATTAAGACTAAGGGTGGATTCTTAGGACTTGCTACAGAGACAACTAAGGTTGCAGAAGAATACTTTATGGATGGTCAGACAAACCAAGGAGGACCTGTATCAAATCATAGGTCTTGGATAGACTCACCACCTGGTTTAACTCCAAGTCAAGCACAAGAAATAAGTGCTGCTCGAAAAAGCGAAGCCTGTATTAAAGCAATCGGAAGTGCAGAAGGTACAGGTCGTCTTGTTGGTACAAGCGTTGGTGCGTCTGCTGCTCCTGCTCTGTCTGGTATCCCCTTTGTTGGTTGGGTTGCTGCTGGTTGGGTGGCAATGTTTGGCGGTAATCAGGGTGCTGAGATAGGTGGCAATATGGCAGAAGACCTAAATAAAAATTGTTAATGAATTTATTACTATGCAGAAAATTGTAAATGGAATCGCTATTGCAAGTGGTATTGTATCTCTCACCGTTGTTGGTGCTTTTGGTTACGTATTCATACGCAAGGATGCAATTATCGAAAACGTCAAAGGCAAAATAATGGAATCAGTTATGCCTGACATTGGTGGAGGAGCACTTGAAAGTATAGTGGGTGGAGGATTATCTTTACCATCACCATCTAATCCTGTTGCATCACCAGATGAACCTTCATCACCTATGTCACCAATACCATTAGGTTTCTAAGTGGACTTTCAAAAGATCACTAGCACTGGTACCGCTATCGCTGTAGTGGGTACTGGTGCAGTTGTCGGTGGCAATGCTGTCGTCGATAATGTGACTAATGGTCCTGAGAAACGTGAGGAAAGGCAGATAGAAAAGATACGTCAAGTTGTTGCAGAAGAAATATATAAACAGTTAGTGGAAGCCTTTCCAAAATCAACTGGTCAGGTGGACAAAGTTTATGTACCCAAGAAACAATGACATTTTTAAAAGAACAAGTAAAAAGATTTTTCACTACAGGTAAGTGGGCATTGAAGTTAATCTTCCTTGTAGTACTTGTTGAGTTAGGTATAGTTGTTGGTGCTATTGCAACTCAAGAGTTAGATGAGAATGACAGTAATAATATCAAACATATATTATCGTTAGTTGCTACAAAGTCATTTGCTTTGTATGCTGCTGAGAAAGGATCAGCACCAGCAGACCCTTATAAAAAACTTCGTGAGGAGTAAGTGGATCCCATTGAAATACCCCAGATTAATCTCAGGGGAACTTATAATATAAACGGACAGATAGTAACTATCCCAGACATTAGACAGGTAGACAATAGGTTGTGGATACAAGAGACACCACACGCTATACCTATTGCTGTTCCTATTACTATACAAGTTGGAACTCCTGTTATTGAAATGCCTGGTTGTGTCAAGGTAAACAAAGAGAATGCTAAAGAAAGAAATAGAAATAAACAATTAGTAAATGACGATCCAAAAGGTAATGTAGTTCTTTGTGATGGAGGTATGCCATACTACGAACCACCCGACTATTCATCGAGTGGTTTAGAGTGGCAAACTGTCTATGGTGAGCCAGAGGAGATAGAAGAGGGTGTAGAGGTAGAACAACCAGTTCCACCGTCTCCAGAGGTTGAAGCACCTGAGACCCCTACAGGGTCAAAAGAAGAGGTTCCTTGTCCACCAATAAATGCAAGACGTATTGGTGACAGGAACCAGAAAGGAGATGAACAAGTTAAAGAATATAAACTAACACCTGATGGATTGATCTGTGAAACGGTATGGGAACCTGTACCAGCAGTCGAACAATTCGTCCCATCAGCAGGACAAGTATCTACAACCGCAGTCATAGCAACTGTTGCTACGGCATCTGCCCTATTTGCAAAACCTCTAGCTGACCTGATTCTGAGGGTAGTGAAACCGATTTTGAAGAAGGCAATAGATTCTGGAAAAAAGAAACTAGGGGGTTCTGTTTACCATCCTTCTCAAAAGGAACTGAAGACAAATCTTTATCGGAAGAAGAAGGGATTACCTGAGATTGATTATCAGAAGATGAAGAAGAAGAAGGATCAATCCACTTAGGGCTAGGTATGTTATGACTATGTGGTTGTAATTGACCACCTGGTGTGGTAACTACAACGTCAGCACACACAGCGAAGTATGGAGACTTTGGATGGAACATTATTCCCGCCTTTTTCAATTCACCACAATTTTTTAATCTTGCGATCTCAAAGTCTAATCTCTTGTTGGCAAGGGCTTGTGCTTGCAAATCATTCTGTGCTTGTGCTGCTTCGTGACATTGCTGTTGTAGTTTCTTGTTAAGTGGTATGGATAGAGTAGCAGATAAACCAGCATTAAATGATTGGTTTGCAGACATATCAGTTCGTACAGGTTTATTCCATAGAACATTACCTGGATTATCTGGTCTTCCATCGGGACCATTTACATCTACAGTGATCTCCATATCTTCACCATCAGGAAACCATCTAGTTCCATCTGCCTTTGTCCTTGTGTCATACCAAGACTCCCAAGGATAGTTTTTAACAGTAACTGTCTGTTGTGTAGTACGACCAGTGAAGTCGGTCATATCATATTGTGGTTCATTATAAAAATCGACCCAAGGATCTTTCCTTGAGTCTGCAAACTGGATGTATGGTGTAAGGTTGAACGTTGCACCTTGACATTGCACACCACCACCATATGTGTTTGTTATATACGGACCTTGTAAAACTTGTATTGCCTGGTTGGTTACTGAGCCTGAAGAATTGGCAATCGGGTTTGCAGTAGCAGATACACCTCCAACGTTTTCAGCACGTAAAGGTAAACATTGAACGCTGAGAACCGTTGCTATTACTGGGTAAATGTACTTGTTGTATCTGTGACGCTTCTTATAGTTGTGACCCTTTGTATTATTGTCTGGTTGGTCATCCCAGGTCCTTGATAACTTTGAGTAAATTGGAACGGTTCCCCTTGGGTTGTCATAGTGAAGTTGTTCTGTGAAGAGAAGTCTAAGTTGTCGAACGAACTTGTTACCGACCCTGTTACGCTGACTCCGTTTGTCGAAGTGCTTAACGTTGACGGTGTTACTGTCACTGTTGATGTATTCACTGGTGGGTTGAGAGGTTGATTGTTGTTGGAAACCCCTGTCCCTGTCACTGCGTATTCCCATCCTGTACGATAATCTATACTGTTTATGGTCTCCGTCACTGTAGACTCAGTTTCCGTATGGGAAGTCATAGAGCCTTGTTGGAAATTCGGGACCACAGGCACCGCAAGGGTTCTCAATGGTACACCAAAGAAACATAATAGTAGGAGTCCTATTCGTTTCATATTATATATAGGGGTTTAACGTATGGTAACTTCGGTGACAAATTGGCCAGTCGCTGTGGTTCCACTTCCACCAGCTGTTAGTGCCATTGCTCCAGCAGTGCTGATTGTACCAGCAAGACTTCCAGCAGTACCAGGTGCTGTAGAAACGGTGTTACTGTAACCGTTTACGTCACCTACATCAGCAGCAGTAGTTACAATAGCGTCACCAGTTGTTATGTTCTGTGTGAAGCTGTATGCGTTACCTTGGGTAGTCTGTGCTGTGTCAGGTAGTGCAAAAGTAGCAACTCCTGCTGTGCTGACTGCTGAGATACCACCTAGATTACTAGCAGCACTACCACCTGTCGGTGTAATAGTTGTGCTCACACCAGATCCACTGGTACTATATGAGTTCGCTGCTCTCGATACTGAAGTATAGCCTGCGTCAACTTGTAGTTGGACTGAACTTGTCAATTTATGAGTCAAATCGGCACGTGCTGCCAATGGACTCAACATTCCCAAAATACCAAAAGCGATGAATGCTTTTTTCATTTTCTTGAGATAATGATCCTATGTTATATATACCTAATCTTATGTTCACGGAGAACCGTACTTGCTATATTGATACCTTTGTACTAAATATAGGTGAATGCCGAAAGGGTTCACACTAACAACTCGCTTATTAAGGAGAACTATGACTATTCAAAGATACCAAGCTTCTGACTTACCTGATCTATTTGACAAGATCACAAAGAACAGCATTGGATTCGATAACTTTTTTAATTCTGTTTGGGATGTACCAAATCAGACCTATCCACCATACAACATCATCAATCTTAACAATCACGAGTCCAGACTAGAGATTGCTCTTGCAGGATTCAAGAAAGATGAGGTGAAAGTCTATACAGAGTATGGTCAACTACACGTAGAAGGAACAAAAACTGATAAAGAAGACGTAGAGTATTTCCATAGAGGTCTTGCAGGAAGATCTTTTGAAAGGGTATGGAAACTTACTGACGATTCTGAAGTCAAGAGTGTAGCGTTTGAGGATGGACTACTAACAGTTGATCTCAAAAAGATAGTACCAGAGTACCATCAGAGAAAAAATTACCTAGGTGTTGACAAAGAGTCCTAGGGTGTGTATAATATTAGCATCGAACAATTAACGTTAATGTTCGATCCACCAATAGTATGAGTGATGTGAATTTTAGAAGGCATCGGGTGTTCAGAGAAACACCTGATGTCATTTTCTATGATATATCTGTTGAAGAATCTAATGCACAAGACTTAGTAGTACATACTAATGCTGCTGTATCACCTCCAGATGATATGGTAGGTGCAAAACAATTCTACATACATCGCTATCAACAGGATCATAACCGTGTATTATCAGGTGAAAGAACTTTTGAACTTGTAAACTACAACTGGAAATGCCCATATCATATTGTGCATTTAAACATCTATAGTGGTGCTCTGGTAATACCTAGAGAAACATTCCATAGATCAGTATCAGGAGAGACAGGTTCAATAGTAATTAATCAGGCAGAACGTTTTGAAGGATTCAATGCTGATCAAGAATTTATTCCTGTGTCTACAGCAGAGAATCCAGAGTTGTATAAAATTCTCAAGCACGAGAAACCAGTTATACATACTTTAGGAGAGTAACTTCTACTATGAAAACGTATCACATTTACTTAAAAGATCGTTGTCTATTTAAAAACCTTGACGATGAAGAATTTGAAGTAATATGGGGTCGCATATATCGTTCTTACTGGGATGATATTACGTACTCAGTGGTAGTAGATCAACCTGATCCACACGATCTTGAACCATCTTATTAAAACAGAAGAGACCAGAGGGTCTCTTTTTTATTTCTATGAATCATTATTTAAACTGTACACCGAGAGAGTGTAGAGAATATGAGAGTGTTACTCTTGATGTTCCTACCGAAGCGGTTGACGATATTCTGACTTATGCTCGGATATTGTCAGAAGAAAAGAACATTACTGCACGTAAAGCAATGACTGACATTGTTCGTGGAGTTTATAACGAATTATTTGAAAAAAATTATGACCGTAAAAATCGTAAGAATGCTCAACGGAGAGGACGTAATAGCTGAAGTACAGGAAGCATATCCTGACAAAGAACATTACACACCTATAGGTTATATGTTGACAAACCCCTATCAAATTACGATAGATTGTACAGCAGAACAAATGTTCGCAGACAAAAACTCTTCAGATCCACAGAAAATAAATGATTTACAATTAGAATTATTTCCTTGGATACCTTTATCGTTAAACAATAGAACCTTAGTAGTTCTTAATAACGTATCAACAATTTACACACCACACCCAGAAGTTGAGGGTAAGTGGAATACACTCGTGGAGAACCATCACAATGAATCCGTTAAAACTAATAATTCTGAGGAACCAGATGTATCTGATGGGGGAAGTGACTGAGTTAGATGAAGAACCATCTTACTTAATTACTAACTGCTATCAAGTTACAGGAAAAGACGGTGAACTAATCTTTGAAAAGTATCCTCTTTATTCAGATCAAAGAGATTTGTTCTTGACTTCTGATGTTGTTTTGACTATAGTAGATCCATCAGAAGATACTATTAAAAACTACAAGAAGGCACTTTGAGTTCAATCTATACTAATGTGACGTTGTTGGGTGATTCCATCCTTTGCCGAGGGTATGAGGGTGGAGAACCAGTAACATATAAAGACATAATCAAACCAAGTTTGTTTGTACCATCACCACAAGGTGATTGGAGATCTCTCGATGGTAAACCAATGGCAGAGGTCAAGCACGATGGTGCTAAAGCAGCAAGAGAATTTTTGAGAAAGTATGAAGGTGTAGATAAGTTTGAGGTTCACGGATATGAACGCTTCATATATCAGTGGATCAGCGAGAGATTTCCAAGTGACATCTCTTTCAGTTTAAAAGATATGAAGATCTATACTATTGACATTGAGGTTGAGTGTGAGAATGGTTTCCCTGATGTAGAAGCAGCAGCAGAAAAGATGCTCTGTATTACTATCAAAGACTATGCCTCTGGTAATTTTATTACTTGGGGAACTCGTGAGTATAATGGTAATGGCACTAACTATCGCTACTTTGATACAGAGCAGAAGATGTTAGATGATTTTATTCACTGGTGGGTGCAATATACACCTGACATTATTACTGGTTGGAACTGTAATTTATATGATATACCTTATCTTTGTAGAAGATTAGATAGGATACTTGGTGAGAAGTTTATGTCTTCTTTGTCACCTTGGAACAAAGTAAATATGCGTGAGATTTATATTCAAGGTCGTAGGAACCTTGCATATGAATTAGTTGGTATTAGTATTCTTGACTACCTTGATCTTTATCGTAAATTTACATACACAAACCAAGAGTCATACAGACTAGAACATATTGCTAATGTAGAACTTGGACAAGGTAAGTTAGATCACACTGAGTATGAGAACTTTAAAGATTTCTATACTAAAGATTGGGATAAGTTTGTACAATACAACATCCTTGACGTTGAACTTGTTAATAGATTAGAAGAGAAGATGAAACTTCTTGAACTAGCAGTTACTATGTCTTATGATGCCAAGGTTAATTTTACAGATGTATATTCTCAGGTTCGTATGTGGGATACCCTCATCTATAATTATTTAAAGAAGAAAAAGATATGTGTGCCACCTAAAAGAGAAGAGAGTAAGAATGACAAATATGCAGGAGCATATGTAAAAGATCCCAAACCTGGTATGTACGATTGGGTTGCATCATTTGATTTGAATAGTCTGTATCCACATCTCATTATGCAATATAATATTTCTCCAGAAACACTTGTAGATGAAAGACATCCTCACGCAACTGTAGATAAGATGTTAGATAAAGATATACAAGTTGGTAAGTATTGTGTATGTGCTAATGGTGCTCAGTATAGAAAAGATAAGCACGGTTTCTTACCAGAGATGATGAAGAAGATTTATGATGAACGTGTGATCTATAAGAAAAAAATGATTGCTGCTAAGAAGAAGTATGAAAAGACTAAAGATAAGGCACTACTAGATGACATATCTGCCTTTAACAATAACCAGATGGCACGTAAGATTCAACTGAACAGTGCCTATGGTGCTGTCGGAAATCAATACTTCCGATACTATAGTCTTGCCAATGCTGAAGCAATCACATTGTCAGGTCAGTTATCTATCCGTTGGATAGAAAACAAAATGAACTCTTACATTAACAAAATTTTAAAAACTAAGGAGATTGATTATGTTATTGCTTCTGATACCGATTCCATTTATCTTAATTTGGGTCCTCTGGTTGAAACTATATTCGAGGGCAGAGAGAAAAGCGATACGAGCATTCTCAGGTTCCTTGAAAAGGTGTGTGATGTGGAATTTGAAAAGTATATTACGAATTCTTATGAAGAACTGGCAACCTTTGTAAACGCATACGAACAAAAGATGTTTATGAAGCGAGAGAACATCGCTAACAAAGGCATCTGGACTGCTAAGAAGAGATACATCCTCAATGTGTGGAATAGTGAGGGTGTTCAATACGATGAACCTAAACTAAAGATGATGGGTATCGAAGCAGTTAAATCATCGACCCCTGCTGCCTGTCGTGTTGCTATTAAAGAAGCATTACAGGTAACTATGAACGGTAATGAGTCTGATTTACAAGATTACATTGCTAATTTCAGATCAAAATTTGAATTGTTACCACCCGAAGACATTGCATTTCCTCGTGGTTGTAATAATATTGCAAAGTTTAAAGGAACTGCTACAGTATTTGTAAAGGGTACTCCAATACACGTGCGTGGTGCTCTCCTATATAATTTCCACGTCAATCAAAAGAAACTCCACCATAAGTATCCTATAATAAAGGACGGAGAGAAGGTTAAGTTCTTATACTTACGTACTCCTAACAGAATTGGTGAGAATGTAGTATCATTTTTTCAAACACTCCCATCAGAGTTCGGACTTGACAAGTCTATAGATTATGACCTACAATTCCAAAAGAGTTTCCTTGACCCACTGCAAGTCATCCTTGATACTATTCAATGGCAAGCAGAAAAAGTCGCATCCTTAGAAGAATTTTTTGTATGACATCATCATTTTTTACAGACGTAATCAAGACAATAGATAATGAGTATGCCTCACTAGCAGACGATGGAATCTCTGCGGGTGATGTATCTTCCTTTATTGATACAGGTAGTTACATATTCAATGGTCTATTAAGTGGTAGTATCTATGGAGGTCTACCATCAAATAAAATTACAGCATTAGCAGGAGAATCTAGTACAGGTAAAACATTCTTTACCTTAAGTATTATTAAGAATTTCTTAGAAACAAATAAAGACGCAGGAGTATTCTATTTTGAATCAGAGTCAGCAGTATCTAAACAGATGTTTGCTGAAAGAGGTATTGATACAAAACGAGTAATGATTATACCTGTTGCAACAGTACAACAGTTCAGACAACAATCACTTGTAGTGCTCGATAACTATCTAAAACTAGATGAGAAAGATCGCAAACCTATGATGTTTGTTCTTGATAGTCTTGGTATGCTTTCTACTACAAAAGAGATTGAAGACTCAGAAGCAGGGAAAGAGACTAGAGATATGACAAGAGCACAAGTTGTGAAAGCAATCTTCAGAGTTTTGACATTGAAACTAGGTAAGGCAGATGTACCATTAATTGTTACTAACCATACCTATGATGTAGTTGGTGCTTATATGCCTACTAAAGAAATGGGTGGAGGTAGTGGTCTTAAGTATGCTGCATCTACTATCGTGTATCTATCTAAAGCAAAAGAAAAAGATGGTACAGATGTTGTAGGTAACTTAATTAGATGTGAAACTAAGAAGTCTAGATTTACAAGAGAGAACAAAAAGATTTCTACTAGATTGTTTTATGATGAAAGAGGACTTGATAAGTATTATGGTATGATTGAACTAGGTTTAGAACACGGTGTGTTTGAAAAAACTGGTAATCGTATTAAGGTCGGTGAGAGTTCAGTTTATCCTAAAGCAATGTTAAAAGAACCAGAAAAGTATTTCACACCAGAAATTATGAAAGCATTGGACGCTGCTGCTAAACAAGAATTTAGTTATGGATCATAATTATATCAGAGTCTTTGATAACGCTATACCCAAAAGTGTTTGTAAAGTTGCTATTGATTTATTTGAAAAAGAAAAAGATTTAGAAGAGTGGGACAGGCAAGGTCGTCCACAATTTCAGCAATACAATATAACTTCTCACTTAGAGAAAGGACATAATGATTGGGATCAAATTCAAAATGCCCTTATAGAATCTGCTCATCACTATGGTAAAAAGTATATGGATGAGTGTGATTGTTCAGAGTTCTTTCCTGCACAGAGTTCACTAGAAGAATTTAGAATGAAAAAGTATCGTAAAGGTACTGATGATAGATTTGATCGTCACGTTGATGTTGGAGATCATTCTAGTGCTAAAAGATTTCTTGCTTTGTTTTGGTATTTGAATACTGTTACAGACGGTGGAGAAACTGTCTTTGGAGACTTGAAATACTCTGCAATCGAATGTAGACTATTAATGTTCCCACCACTATGGACTTTTCCTCACGCAGGACTTCCTGCTATCAGTGACGACAAGTACATCGTGGGTACATATTGTCATTATCTATGAATATTTTTGTTACAGATCCTGACCCTGTAAAGTCAGCACAAGTATTACCTGACAAACACATTGTCAAGATGCCACTAGAAACTTGTCAAATGCTTTCTATTGTTGCATCAGATAAGTGGGGTCACGGTTATGGTGTTCTACCTAAACTAGACGGTGAACCATACAAAACAGAGAAGGGTGCATTTCGTAATCATCCTTGTACAGTATGGGCACAGACATATTTCCGTTGGTTGATAGAACACGGACTTGCCTTATGTGCAGAGTACACTCATCGTTATGGTAAGACACACAGTTGTCAATACACTATTGAGTGTGCAGATATTATCTTTCCTGATAGTCCTACACCCACGCATTTCGTTCGTGCTATGTACGATCAGTTTAAATTTGATAATACTATCGATACTTTTACAGCATACAAACGTTACATAGCATCTAAACCTTGGGTATGCTATAATTATCTTCGTAAACCAGATCGCAAACCAGAATGGATAACATAGAATCTCTAGTAATATCCTCTCTAGTATTCAATCAAGAGTTTACTAGAGGGGTTTTGCCACACGTTAAAAAAGAATACTTTGAAGACAATACCAATCAGATATTATTTGAAGAACTAAATAGTTACTTCATCAAGTACGATAATCTTCCATCAAAAGAAGCATTAACCATTGAAATTGAGGGTCGTACAGATATTAACGATGAAAGTTTTAAACAGGTTATATCAACTTTAAACGAATTAGATAGTGAACCACGAGAAGCACAGTGGTTGACAGATACAGCAGAGAAATGGTGTCGTGATCGTGCAATTTATATTGCTTTACTTGAATCTATACAAATTGCTGACGGTAGTGGTGATGGAAAACAATCACGTGATGCTATCCCATCTATACTCTCTAGTGCGTTATCAGTAAGTTTCGATAACTCTGTTGGTCACGATTACTTTGAGCAATCAGATGCAAGATTCGACTTCTACCACAAACGTGAAGACCGTATTCCTTTCGACTTGGAATACTTCAACAAAGTCACAAAGGGTGGTCTTCCTAACAAGACTCTTAATATTGTTCTCGCAGGTACTGGTGTGGGTAAGTCTCTTGCTATGTGCCATTTCGCTAGTGCTAACTTACAAAGTAACTATAACGTTCTCTATATTACTATGGAGATGGCAGAAGAGAAAATTGCAGAAAGAATTGATGCCAACTGTCTCAACGTGGATTGCAGACAACTGGAGAAACTTCCGAAACCTTTGTTCGACTCTAAGATAGAGAAGTTAAAAGGTAAAACAACTGGAAGATTAGTAGTAAAAGAATATCCAACAGCATCAGCACACGTAGGACACTTCAAAGCATTGCTTCAAGAACTAGCAATTAAGAAGTCATTTCAACCAGATATCATCTACATTGACTACCTAAATATATGTGCATCCGCTAGATATAAAGGTGCTATTGTAAATTCATATACTTATGTTAAAGCGATTGCTGAAGAACTCCGTGGTCTTGCAGTTGAGGCTAATGTACCTATCATCTCCGCTACTCAGACGAC